GGAAGAAGGCCGATCTAGCGTCGTATCTACAAAGGTGCGTGACGCTATACGATCTATTAAGCCCAGCTTGCTGCGTGTATTCCTGTCTACTGATCGCCCGGTTGAGTTTGTCCCTACCGGACCAGAGGACATTAAGTTTGCCGAGCAGGCCACTAAGTACATACAGTACAAGTTCCAGGAGCTTAATGGTTACGACGTATTGAACGATGTATTCCATGATGCCCTGCTAAAGAAGACAGGCATCGTAAAGGTCTACTGGGATACATACGACGAGAGCGAGACTTACACTTTTAACAACCTGAACGACATGGAGTTTTCGACCATTGTTAACGAGCAGGACGTTGAGGTTATCGAGCACACCACAAAGATAGAGATTGAGCTAGATGAGTTTGGTGTAGAGGTAGAGATGCCCCGGCACGACCTCAAGGTCAGCAAGATCAGCGAGATGGGTGACCTGTGCGTTGAGGCTGTACCACCAGAAGAGTTTTTTATTGACCGTAACGCAAAGAGTATCGAGACTGCTTACGTTGTTGGCCACAGAACTGAGGTCCGAGTAAGTGACCTGGTCGCTATGGGGTATGACTATGATGTCGTATCTGAGATGTCTGGCCTGGGGCACTCTGACACATTCTCTGAGGTTGAGGACTACGAGCGCCGAGGCTATGAGCAGGACTATCAGTCAGAGAACCCTATGGACCCTTCTATGCGGGTTGTAGCTCTGACCGAGCTGTACATGAAGATAGACACTAACGGTACTGGCGTTGCAGAGATGCACAAAGTCGTATTAGGTGGCAGCGAGTATCAGTTACTAGGCTATGAGCCCTGGGGTGACCAGCCTTTTGCTGCGTTTGAGATAGACCCTGAGCCGCATACGTTCTACGGAAAGTCTATTGCTGACCTGCTGTTTGAGGACCAGGACGCGGCCACCATGATGATCCGTGGAGTGCTGGATAACGTAGCGCTGACTAACCACCCCCGCACCGAGGTTATTGATGGCGCGGTGAACATGGACGACATGCTGAACAATGAGATCGGCGGTATCGTTAGGGTACGTCAGGGAGGGGCAATACAGCCCCTTTCAGTGCCATTTGTAGCCAATCAAACGCTAGCGGCTATCGAATACTATGACACGACTATTGAGCAGAAAGTAGGCATCTCAAAGGCCAGTTTAGGGCTTAATCCAGATGCACTGCAGGCAACTACTGCAACTGCGGTCCAGGCTACTATGCAGGGAGCGGCAGGTCAGATTGAAGTCATGGCTCGCAACCTGGCAGAAGGCGGTGTTCGACACATGTTTAAGCTGATGCTGAAGCTGGTGATTGAGAACTGCGACGAAGAAAAGATTATGCGCATTAGTGGCGAGGACTATATCCCCGTCGATCCGCGATCTTGGAATAAGAAGATGGACACCTCTGTCAATGTTGGCCTGGGTACTGGCCGGGAAGATCAGCGTAACGCTGCCCTGACTCAAGCCCTGCAGATGCAGATGCAGATATTCCAGGCATACGGCCCAGGAAACGGCCTTGTGACGATGACACAGATACGCAATACCCTGGCAGACATGCTGGCTCTAAATGGCGTTAGAAACGCTGACAGGTACTTTACGCCGATGAATCCAGAGCAAGAGCAGGCGCTACTAGCACAGCAGCAGCAAGGCCAGGAGCAGCAGCCACAAATGGACCAGGCAACCGCTTACCTCCAGGCAGAGCAGATGAAGGCCGAGGCTAAGTCTCAGACCGACATGGCGAAGCTGCAGATTGATGCGCAAAAGGCTATTGCTGCAGATGACCGAGAACGTGATAAGATGGACCAAGACCTCCTGGTTAACGCTGCGGAGATACTTGGCAAGTACGGCACAGCCGTAGACGTTGCCCAAATCAAGCAAATGCAGAACGTGCCACGATACCCGGCAGAGTCACCTGCACAAGCTGTAACTGGCGGTAGATTTTGAATATAAAAGACAAAGCGGCCAAAATACGGACGCTGAGTAATGACGACACCTATCAGGAAGTCATAAAAGAGATTCGGAATGCACAAGTAAGTGTATTTCTGAACGGCCAGTCTCAATTAGAGGCTATTAACGATGCGCATGATATAATCAGGGCGCTAGACAAGATCGAAGATTACTTCAACACTGTATTTGCAGACGAGGCGATATTCGATAAGAAAGAAAGAGGAACAGCACCGTGGAAACGACTGATACCGAAGTAGTAGAATTTGACGGCTCTATTGAGGGAGCCATTGCTAACATTATCGAACAGGATGAGCCTGCAGAAGAGCAAGAAGAGCTGCTTGAAAGCGAGCCTGAAGGTGAGAGTGAAGATGAGCAACCTGACGATGAATCCGATGAGGATGAGTCAGATGAGGAAACGGAAGATTCCGAGGACGACGAAGATACTGAAGATGCCGCCCAGGAGGGCCAGTCATTCACTGTTAAGGTAGACGGACAGGAAGTGGCTGTAACCCTAGATGAGCTCAAGCAAGGATACAGTGGTCAGAAGTACGTCCAAAGGGGTATGCAAGAAGCTGCAGCGCAGCGTAAGCAGGCCGAAGAGGTTTACAATGCCCTTTTAAACGAGCGCCAGAACATTGCTCAGATGTATCAGCAGATACAGGCTGGTGGGGTTCAGCAACCGCCACAACCGCCATCGCGTGAATTGTTTGACACCGACCCTATTGGGTACATGGATGCCAAGCTGAAATACGATGACGACGTGGCTGCATACAACGGTCAGATGCAACAGTTTGAGGCTGTGTCACAACAACAGTCGCAAGCGCAGCAGGCCGCTATGCAGGCTTACCTCCAGCAAGAAATGGAAACCCTGAAACAGCAGATTCCAGAGTTTTCGGACGATAAGAAAGCATCCGCAGTACGCGAAAAGATGCTGACTATTGGTTCCGAGGTTTATGGATATCAGCCAGAAGAGATCGGTCAGATCATGGACCACCGCGCAATCAGAGTATTGCATGATGCCATGAAGTACCGTGAAATTATGAATGGGAAGAAAGCTGCTGAAGACAAAGCCAACCCTGCAAACCGCAGATCGCGAACAGTGAAGGCTGGTTCTAAACCTACACCGAGCAAGAAGAAGGCGCTGGAAAAGCGACGAACAAAACTTAAATCCACCGGGAGTATCGATGATGCTCTTGGATTAATCTTAAATACTTGAGGTAATACATCATGGCACAGCCATCAAACACTTTTGACACATATGACAGCACTGGCATCCGGGAAGACCTGGAGGACGTTATTTATTCAATCAGCCCAGAGGAGACTCCGTTCTACTCAGCTTGTAAGAAAGTAAAAGCTAGCAACACTCTGCACGAGTGGCAGACTGATACTCTCCGTTCAAGCGCTGACAACAAGCACATCGAAGGCGACGACACTACTTCTGAAGCCCGTACTGCTACTACTCGCCTGGGTAACTACACTCAGATTTTCAAGAACTCAGTATCTATTCCTGACACTGACGAAGGCGTTAAGAAGGCAGGCCGCGCAGCAGAGATGGCGTACCAGACCCTGAAGATCGCTAAAGAGCAGAAGCTCGATATCGAAGCAGCTCTGTTCGCTAACAACGCTCGCGTTGCTGGTAACAGCACTACTGCTCGTGAGCTTGCTGGTGCTCCAGCTTGGTTGGTAACTAACACTACTAACGAAACTGGCAACTCTGGCGCTGATCCCACCGGCGACGGCACTGACGCTCGTACCGATGACGGCACTCCAGTTGCATTCTCTCAGGCGCGTTTCGACGCTACTATGCAGAGCATCTGGGCAGAGGGCGGCAAGCCTGACTCAGTATACCTGTCTGCTTTCCAGATGAATGTTGCTCTGGGTTTTGCAGGTAACAACAACCAGCGTTCACAGGTCCAGGCCGGTGACGAGAAGGTTGTTAAGTCTCTGGCTGTATACGTTACTCCTTGGGGAACTGTTGAGTTCGTTCCTACTCGTGAGAACCGTAGCCGTGACGTGTTCATCATGCAGAACGACATGTGGGCAGTTGGTATGCTCCGTCCTACTAAGAATACTGCTCTGGCCAAGACTGGCGACTCAAGCCGTCGTCAGGTTCTGACTGAGCTGACTCTTATTTGTAAAAACGAGAAGGCGTCTGGTATCATTGCTGATAACACGACTTCCTAATCGATGTAGTACAGAAGGGGGGCTCCGGCCCCCTTTTTTTGGAGATTTTTATGGCAAAGCCGGCAAAGGGCAAAGCGAAGGTAAAAGTAACCGCATCTGGCAAAAAGGTATCCTATGGCCAGGCAGGTAAGGCCAAGTCAGGCGGCGCCAGGGTAAAGCCTGGAACCAGCAAGGGTGATAGTTATTGCGCCAGGTCATTAGGCATCAAAAAGGGTCTGCCCAAATCTAAGCAGAACGACCCCAACACCCCTAATAATTTAAGCCGCAAGAGATGGAAGTGCTCTGGGGCTAAGTCGAGGAAGTAATATGAGCCTTTACGCAAACATTCATAAGAAGCGAGCTCGCATTAAGAAGCAGAAAGCTGCCGGAAAGAAGGTAGAAAAAATGCGCAAACCTGGCACAAAGGGCGCGCCAACAGCCAAGGCTTTTAAGAAGGCCGCTAAAACTGCAAAGAGGAAATAGATATGCCAATGGTCAACGGTAAAAAGTACGCATACACAAAGTCAGGTATGGCCGCTGCAGCGAAAGCTAAGTCAGCCGCTAAAAAGAAGAAGGCTCCAGTTAAAAAGAGAGGCAAGAAGTAATGTTACTCAAGGAATCTGTAAAAGCTACCGACTCCGGGATCATCGTACAGAAGACGTATGACAACGATGTCCATATTGAGAAGGCTAGGATGCTGCGTGAGGCGGGTGTAGGCCAGACTGGTGAGAGCCGCCTGGTAGGCACTATACCTATGCACATTGTCGCAGAGTGGATGAAGGAAGCTGGGCTATCCTGGGATGATAACGAGGCCAAAAAGGACGTTATTAAGCGCAAGATGTTGTCTGGCGACTTTGACAAGTTTAGGGTCTGGAAGGGAACATACTGATGCGCTATTTTAAGCTGTCAGACTTTGATTGCCAGGAGACCGGCAACAACGAGATGTCCGAGGAATTTCTTTGGGCTCTTGACTCTCTGCGCCATGCTTGCGGGTTCCCGTTTATCATTACCAGTGGCTACCGCGATCCAGAAGGCCACAGCATTGAAAAAGCGAAGGCCAAGCCAGGCACCCACGCACGCGGAATTGCCGCAGACATTAAGATCAACAATGGCAACGAGGCATACCAGATCATTAAGCACGCCCAGGAGATGGGGTTTAATGGCATAGGGGTCGCCAAGACGTTTATCCATGTAGACATAAGGGACTCAATGCCTGTCATCTGGTCATACTGAGGTTCCACATAGAACATGCCCTGCCTAGTGCGGGGCTTTTTTTTGCCTGTTTGTTACTGAAAGTGTTGACACTATGGTTTGGTTATGTAATTATAATCCCACATTCAATAAAACAAGGGTTACAAAATGACTATTACAACTATCGAAGCAACCATTAACGCGCAAATTGCTGACCTCGAAGAGGCATTGCAGTCAAACATAAAGAACAATGATCAAGACCGAATCAAGGGATGCGAGTTTGCTCTAATAGAACTAAATATTCTTTTAAATACTTTTAAGCAAGCTGCTTAGTTTAACCGCCCCTTCGGGGGCATTTGCTGTAGGAGGCAATCATGGGAATAAACGATCTAAACGATCTGGAGCGCGGTGAGTACGACTGCGTTCTAGGTTATCAAGCCCTAGACGGGCAATCAGAGGCTTACTATGCAGGTTATGGTGAGCGGTACGCAAAAGAACAGACTGTAGGAGGTCAACATGAAATCAAGTGAATCAATTACCGAGTTAGCCAGCGCACTATGTGCTGCACAATCTCAGATGGGGGGTGCTGTTAAAGACAGCGCTAACCCTTTCTTCAAATCTAGCTATGCCGATCTAACGTCGGTCATTAAGGCGATCAAGCAGCCCTTTGCTGATAACGGCCTGAGCTATACCCAGTTCCCAGTTACCGATGAAAATGGAATGGGAGTTTGCACAAGGCTAATGCACGTTTCTGGGCAATGGCTAGAAGGTCAATTTACTTTGCCAGTGGTTAAACGTGACCCACAGGCGGCTGCAAGCTCCCTGACGTATGCGCGTCGTGTATCTTTATCTTCTATCGCTGGCATCCCTACGGCAGACGATGATGCAGAATCTGCAATGCTGCGCGGTGATGACAAGAAAGTTGTCTCTGACGATCAGATCATCGCCATCAAGAAATTACTTGATGAGACTGGTGCCGACAGTGATAAGTTTTGCAAGTGGCTGAAGGTGCGATCTGTTGATCAGATACTGGCTATGCACTATGACCGCGCTGTTGCCGCGCTAGAGGCTAAGAAGTGATCATCCTGGACCATGAGCAGGGTTCACCAGAGTGGCTTGCTGCAAGACTGGGCAAGCCATCCGCTAGCATGTTTTCCAAGCTAATTACTCAGACTGGGAAGCCTAGCACCTCTGCTGATGGGTACATTAATGAATTGATCGCAGAACGCCTTACAGGGCACTCTGAGCCCTTCCATGTTACTGAGTGGATGGAGCGTGGCACTGCATTAGAGCCAGAAGCCAGGGAGTCATACGAGTTTATCTCTGGCAATGATGTAATCGAGACTGGTTTTATTCTCGACACTAGCTGGGAGTTTGGCTGCTCGCCTGACGGTTTGATCAAAGAAGAGGGCGGCTTAGAAATAAAAGCGCCTGCTCCTAAGACTATGGTCAGCTATCTCAGAGACCCGCAAGTTGGTGTTAAGAAATACTGGCAGCAAATCCAAGGCTGTATGTGGATTACCAAACGTGATTGGTGGGACTTTTTTGCCTACCACCCAGAAATGCCGCACGTTTTAGTGCGCGTAGAACGCGATGACGACTATATCGCAAAACTGTCTGCCGAGGTCGATAAGGCCGTGGCGGAAATTTTAAACCAAGTGGAGAAGTTAAAATGAAAGTAGGATTATCTGTAAGAATCGATGTTACCAAGATCGACAAGTCACGACTGTACAAGGGAGCCAAGGGTACATACCTGGACCTGACTACGTTTGTAGATACTGATCAGCAGGACCAATATGAGAACAATGGATTTATATCTCAATCGGTCACCAAAGAAGAGCGCGACGCTAAGGTCCAGACGCCAATCTTGGGTAATGTGAAGGTGATTTACACTGACGGCCAGGCAAGCGCACCTGTAAAGCAGGCCGATATGAGCATTGAACAGCTCGATGAAGACATCCCGTTCTAGGTAAAAAAGCCCCCTTACGGCACAAGTGCTTTCAGGGGGCAAACTACCATAGGAGAATGTAGGACCGGGGGAACAGCCCTACGTCCCAAGGATAACACAGGAATACTGATTATGACTAATGCAGGACAGTGCTTAATAATTGCCCAGGAGCTAAACAACATCAATTCTAGCCGCCTGGCCACCTTAATGAACGTAAGCCGCCAGAGAGTGTTTCAATGGCGTAAGCAGGAAAACATGAAGCTGCACACTGTGCAGGGATTGTGTCAGATATTTGACTTGACGCTGGATCAGTTTTGCCAGCTAAAAGGAGAATAAAATAAAACCCCCATTGCGGGGGCTTTACAGTAAGCCGGAGAAAGGCTTATACTTGTTGTGCGAAGAACAAGAAAGGCAAGTTTACCATACTGTCCGATACAGTACACTAGGTCTCCCTTTCTTTTTCTCTCAAGTGTTCGGGTGTGTGGCGTGGGAATTAATAACCCATGATCGAGAGTGACCCCTCTATTAGCACCTCCTAATCGGTTTGACTGCCGAGCAGGAAATAACGACGGCCAGGATGGCGTGATTCTAAATACGAGCACAAATTAGTCACTGAGTCGCTATGCCCTCAGATTCAAAAATCTACTTTGCTAAGTAGAAAGGGTTATATCGTCTTGCAAATAATAAGAAAAAAAGTAAATATAAAGAAACATTTATTAAATACTGGGCGAGGCTTGCCGAGCCATAGG